TATGTATTATGAGCACTAATAGAGGTAACAAACTTAGATACGTGTACAATTTACGATCTAAAAAAATAGCCGACTTTTATGTGTTTGTAGCTTTAGATATAGAAAAATTACTAGTTAGAAGTACAGAAGAACTAGGATGTAAAAAGTCTATTCAACTACACCCAAACCTATTTAATGCAGAGTCCCAAGCAGGTGGTATGGAAACTCTTTGGAACTTTACAAAGGAAAATGCTCGCTAAGTATAAAAGGATATGGTACAAATGCGCTTACGGTGAATAACCTGCAAATAAAATATGACTTTACAACTAGAACCAGAGTTAGGTGTACCTATTTCAGATAAAATTTTACGTGTCGATCTAAAAGAACGCGTAAAATCAGCGGCTAACACCTCTTTAGAACTAGCAGAACACGATTTAGATCTAGAACCTACTAAGGATGATAAGGATGTAGCTGCTAAATTAGCTATAGCTTATGCAGACGACCCCGAAACTACCTCTAAAAAGGTAAACAATACCCGTGCTTCTACCCTAACACCCGCCTCATTGGTGTTAACTAACAATATTTTGCAAGAGTTTGGGCAATCAGTGGTAGATAGTGCCCTACAAGTACGCCATTTAGTGACTAATAAGTTGTTATTAGAGACAGAAAACCCTGATCCACGGGTAAGAATCCGCGCATTAGAGCTTTTAGGTAAAGTTTCTGATGTTGGTTTGTTTGCAGAGAAGTCAGAAATGGTAATAACACACCAATCAACGGATGATTTAAAGGCAAAGTTACGTGATAAGTTAGAAAAGTTAGTAAACCCTCCTGAAGAAATAGAGGAAGCTATAATTATTGATGGTGAACCTCTTGACGTAGACACGGAATTAGATTCTAACGGCGAAGAATACGATGACTAAACATAGTAAAGAATTTTCTGAAGAAGAAATACAAAGAATGTTAGACAATCTGGATGCTTTTAGCCAAGAAGAGGTAATAGAGATTAACCGCTTGGTAGATGAACTAGCTATTCGCAGAGAAAACGCTTTGGCATACAATGATTTAATTGAATTTTGTAAAAGAATGATGCCAGAATTCTTAGTAGGCAAGCATCACAGGATATTAGCTAACATGTTAATGTCTATAGAACAGGGAAACAAAGACAGGGTATGTGTAAACATACCACCACGTCATGGCAAGTCTCAATTAGTGTCTATTTTCTTTCCTGCATGGTATTTAGGCAGAAATCCCGACAAAAAAGTGATGATGGTGTCTCACACAACAGATTTAGCTGTAGATTTTGGACGAAAAGTGCGTAATCTTATCTCTACCGCTGATTATAAGACCATATTTCCTACTGTAGCCCTTGCTGTAGACTCTAAATCAGCAGGAAGGTGGAATACAAACTCAGGTGGAGAGTATTATGCCTGTGGTGTTGGCTCTGCGCTAGCTGGTAGGGGAGCAGATTTATTACTTGTAGATGATCCGCACTCTGAGCAAGACGTGATTAACGGAAACTTTTCGGTATTTGAGAAAGCATACGAGTGGTACACGTTCGGTGCTCGGACACGACTAATGCCCGCAGGTAAAGTAGCAATAATACAAACTCGTTGGCATATGGACGACCTGACGGGACGTGTTGTTAAAGATATGGCGCAAAATGAGAGATCTGATCAGTTTGAAGTAATTGAATTTCCTGCTATATTAGAAGTAGAAGACAAAAAAACTAAAAAACCTGTGGAGAAACCGTTATGGCCTGAGTTTTTTGATTTAGAGGCACTAAAACGCACAAAAGCGTCAATGCCTGTATTTCAATGGAACGCACAATACCAACAGCAACCCACCGCCGAAGAGGCTGCTTTAGTAAAAAGAGAGTGGTGGAATATATGGGAACAAGATAGGCCACCGTCTTGTGAATATATTATAATGTCTTTAGATGCGGCGGCAGAAAAACACAACCGAGCGGATTATACAGCATTAACTACGTGGGGGGTATTCCTAAATGAGGAGACTTCTGCGTATAATATAATATTGCTAAACAGTATAAAAGAGCGTATAGAGTTCCATGAGCTAAAAGAACTGGCTATGCAAGAGTATACAGATTGGGAACCAGACTCGTTTATAGTAGAAAAAAAGAGTTCTGGTGTTGCATTGTATCAAGAAATGCGACGAATGGGATTACCTGTGTCGGAGTACACTCCTCATAGAGGGTCGGGGGATAAGTTAGCACGTTTAAACTCCGTATCTGACATGGTGCAATCAGGGTTAGTTTGGGTTCCGCCCTCTAGATGGGCAGAAGAAGTGGTAGAAGAGATAGCGGGGTTTCCGTTTATGAGTCACGATGACTTGGTAGATTCTACTGTAATGGCATTAATGAGGTTTAGACAAGGTGGGTTTGTACGTTTACCTACGGATGAGCCAGAAGATATTCAATATTTTAAGCAGCGAAGAGGCGGCTACTATTAAGAGGCTAGGTCATGGCGATTGAAAAAGGTATATATTCTGCTCCCAAAGGAATAGAAGAAGAAATAGATATAGCATCGGCAGATAAAACGGTCGATCAAGAACTAGAAATTGAAATTGTAAATCCCGACATGGTTACTTTAGATGATGGTTCTGTAGAAATTACTATTTTACCTACAAATAACATCATGGGAAGTTTTAGTAGTAATATTGCTGAAGAGTTAGATGAAGATGTACTAGCTGTGTTAGCTGATGATTTATCAGGAATGGTATCTTCTGATGTAGATAGTCGAAAAGATTGGGCTGACACATACGTCAAAGGGTTGGATATTGTAGGATTTAAGTACGAAGAGCGTACTGAACCTTGGGATGGTGCTTGTGGAGTAAACTCTACTGTGCTATCTGAAGCAGTTATCCGTTTTCAAGCGGAGACTATGAGTGAGACATTTCCCTCATCTGGCCCTGTAAGAGTAAAAATACTAGGCGAAGAAACAAAAGAAAAAGAAGAAGCTGCTAACCGCGTTAAAGCTGACATGAATTACCAACTAACTGAAGAAATGGTTGAGTATCGTCCTGAACATGAGCGTATGTTGTATAGTCTAGGACTTGCAGGATCAGCGTTTAAGAAGGTTTATTTTGACCCTAACATTGGTAGGCAAGTAGCTGTATACGTTCCAGCAGAAGACGTTATTGTGCCTTATGGGGCTTCTAATATAGAGTCTGCCGAACGTGTAACTCATGTCATGCGTAAGACTAAAAACGACATACGTAAGCTACAATTAAGTGGTTTTTACCGCGATATAGATTTAGGTGAACCAGAATCATTTCATACTGACATTGAAGAAAAGAAAGCTGAAGACGGTGGTTTTTCTTTAACAGATGATGATCGTTATTCTTTATATGAGATACATGCAGATTTAACTATTGATGGGTTAGATGATGGCGATGATGTAGCTAAACCTTACATTGTTACTATGGAGCGTGGATCTAACGAAATATTGTCTATAAGACGTAATTGGAACGAAGATGACGAGTTGATGTTAAAGCGTCAACACTTTGTACATTATGTATATATTCCCGGATTTGGTTTCTACGGTCTTGGTCTGATCCACATAATTGGTGGGTATGCTAGAGCAGGAACCTCGCTCATACGACAGCTAGTAGATGCTGGTACATTGTCAAATCTTCCGGGGGGTCTGAAGGCTCGCGGACTACGAATTAAAGGCGATGATACTCCTATAGAGCCGGGAGAGTGGAAAGATGTAGACGTACCATCTGGCAGCATTAGAGAGAATATAATGCCGCTTCCATACAAAGAACCAAGCCAAACATTACTTGCGTTACTTAATCAAATAACTACTGAAGGCCGCCGTCTAGGTGCTATTAGTGATATGGACATATCTGATATGTCTGCTAATGCTCCTGTGGGAACTACACTAGCGTTGTTAGAAAGAACTCTAAAACCTATGGCTGCGGTACAAGCTCGTGTCCATTATGCCATGAAGCAAGAGTTTAAAATGCTTAAAAATATAATGGCGGAATACGCTCCTGAAGAATATGATTACCAGCCTTCACGAGGTGAAATATCTGCGCGTCAAGCAGACTATATGATGGTTGATGTAATACCTGTTAGTGATCCTAACAGCTCTACTATGGCTCAACGTGTAGTACAGTATCAAGCTGTATTGCAGATGTCTCAACAAGCTCCGCAGATATATAATCTGCCGCAACTGCATCGTCAAATGATAGAAGTCATGGGTATAAAGAACGCAGACAAACTTGTACCTACAAAAGACGATACAGCACCTACAGATCCTGTAAGCGAAAATATGAACGCGCTAACTGGTACCCCCATAAAAGCGTTCTTATA